ACTTAACATAATTACACTTATCTACCCTAGCTTTTCATTATTTACCATTTCTTCAACTCTTTTTTAATGAAGGATTAAAACCGTTTTATCAATGGGCGTTTGTTGCCTTTAGATAATGTCTAAAAAAGTGTTATCTTTGTATTTATGAAACGTAATTTAACAACTTATATAGGTGTATTGTTTATATTAGTATCTCTATCTTTATTTATATTATATTTAGTAATGGCTTTCCAACACAAAGAAGCTGTAGGGTTAAAGTCTTATTTTATATGGGGTAGTGCTTTAGTAGGATTAACTTTAGTAATAATGCCACAAGAAAAGATTGTACAATTAGTATTTGATTTTTGGCAAGGAGCATTTAAAAAGTTATTTAAATGAAAAAGATAATTATTTTAATAGCGTGTACGTGCTTATACTCCTGTGTCTTAACTAGTATACCTAAGAATGAGAAAAAGGCTAAGAAACGACTTAATAAGCATCTTACAAATGTCAGGAAAATTATTAATGTATATCCTGCTTTATCAGATACTACTACTATACTTATTCACGATACTATTACATTAGAGTCTCATTCAGTAGACACTTCTTTTATCAATAAAATAGATACAGCTTTTGTAGATAAGTTGTTATTTGACTTTCTAAGTGAAGGAGACGGTACAGAAGTAAAAGAAAGAGTAAAAATAGTTAGGGATAATATAATAGTAGAAGTGTTAAAAGATACATCATTTGTTTATAGTGATTCATTAATACACTTTACTTTTATAATTAAAGGTGGCAAGTATTTCTTTAAGAATACAGTAAAAGAAAGGGCTTATAGCTATGTTTCAGAGACTAAAAACATTATAGATACTGACTGCGATATTAAAAAAGACTTTTGGAAAGACTATAAATTTTGGTTGTTTCTATTAATTATTCTTATATTAGCGATTATTAAGAGTAAAATGGAGTTAAAACCTTAATTAAATAAGAACTATGAAAAGAAAAACAACAAAGCCCTTAAAGGGAGTTAAAGAAAAGAAAAGTAATACTCTTAGAGTTAGGCTTTATGAAGATGAAATAGAGGTAATAAACAACATTAGAAGCCTTAGAAAAGAAGCTATTGAATTAGGGCAAAACCCTGAAGATGTTAAACACGGATGGGTTAAGTCTAAAGAGGCTAGTTTATTTATTAAGAATCCTAATTTTGAAGGGCAATTAGATAAACAAAGGGAGTTCAAAGACAACTTAATTAAAAGCCTTAAAGAACATTCTCCTACTTATGAAAAGATAAAAAGAGATAAACAAAAAGAAGGGCATTTATTAGTGATAGATCCTGCTGATGTACACATAGGTAAGTTATGTAGTGCCTTTGAGACTGGAGAAGATTACAATAGTCAAATAGCAGTACAAAGAGTGTTAGAAGGTGTAGATGGTATAATAGAGAAGTCTAACGGATTTAATATAGATAAGATTAATATAATACTAGGTAATGATATACTACACGTAGACAATCCAAGAAACACTACTACAAGCGGAACAGGTCAAGATGTTAGTGGTATGTGGTATGATAACTTTTTAATGGCTAAGAATGTTTATGTAGATGTAATAGATAAGTTATTATTATTAGCTGATGTACATATAACTTTTAATCCTAGTAATCACGACTATATGAGTGGGTTTATGTTAGCAGAAGTAATACAAACTCATTTTAGAAACTGTAAGAATATAACATTTGATTGTAGTATAGCACATAGAAAATACTTTACTTATGGTAATAGTCTAATAGGCACTACTCACGGAGATGGTGCAAAGCAAATAGACTTAGGTAGTTTAATGAGTGTAGAGGCTAAAGAGTTTTGGGCTTATAGCGAACATAGATATTTTTATACTCATCATATACATCATAAAACAAGTAAGGATTTTATTAATGTAACTGTAGAAAGTTTACGTAGTCCTAGTCCTGCTGATAGTTGGCATAGCAGAAACGGATATGTAAACACTCCAGCGATTGAGGGGTTTATACACCATAAAGAAAAAGGACAAATAGCAAGGTTAACACATTATTTTTAAGATATGGGAAATTTAAGAAGTAATATGACTGATGAAGAGTGGGATGAATTAGAGTCTAAAGTATTAAATAATAACCACTATGATAATTCAAAAGGTAGTTTATACCAATTTGCAGAAGATAAAGACTTAAATAGCTATGAGTTTGATATTGTTAAAAGAGTTGTTAGATGTAGAAAAAAAGGTAATTTTATACAAGATTTAGAAAAAACAAAATTTTTAATTGATTTATATATTAATGAATATGAAATATAATTTAAGTAATAGAAGCAAAACAAGACTAGAAGGTGTACACCCTTTTCTTATTGCTGTAATAAATGAAGGGTTAAAAGATAGTCCTGAAGACTTTGGAATACCTATGTATGGTGGTCTTAGAACAAGTGCAGACCAAAAGAAGCTATATGATAAAGGCAGAACTGTTGAAAGTCTTGAGAAAGGAGAAAAAGTAGTAACCTATACAGACGGTATAATAAGAGAGTCTAATCATCAAATGAAAGACTCAGGATATGGAGAAGCCTTTGATGTATATATTTACGATCATATAACAGGTAGAGCATCTTGGAATGTAGAAAGATTAACAAGTTTAGCTATTCATTTAATTAAAGTTAGTGAAATTGTAAAAGACTCAAATTCAGAGTTTAAAGATATTATATTAAGTTGGGGTGGGAATTGGAATAAATTTAAAGACTATCCTCACTTTCAAATAGAAAATATTTAGTATATTTGTATTTCTTCAAAGTATAGTTTTTTTCATAGTTCTTCTATACTGCAAAAGCCCGTCTAGGTTTTAGGATTTCTTCCTTCTATCATTAACGGGTTTTTTGTTGCATATTAAATAAAAAGAAAAATAAATTACTAAATAATTTGCTACTTAATAAAAGAGTGTTACATTCGTGTATTGTTAATCACTAAAAAAGAATTATGAAATCAATAACAGCAAATTTAACAAGTCAAGAAATACAATTACCCAATAAGAAAACGTATATTTATGATATAGATATAGCTGGGTATAGTACTTATGATGACAATACAAACTATGAAGATATATACGATGTATCTTGTTATATCTTTAGCGTATGGGATTTAGAAGATGAAGATAATGAAGTTTTAAACCCTGAAATTATAGAAAGTATTGAAGCTGAATTAGATTTAGAAGATTTATTAAGAGAACATTCAAACTAAGAATTATGAAAGAACTAGAAGAACTTAAAAAGAAATTAACGCAATTAGCTTTAGAAGGTAGTAGTGAAAGTTTTGCACCATTAGCTACAGTTTATGGAGTAATAAATGAAGAGATTAAAAAATTACAAGAACTTAAAAAATAGAATTATGTATTTATCAAAGAAAACTTATAAGACAGTTACGGAATCTAACAAGGTTAAATTTATAGTAGCGAAATCATTAACAGAAGCTAGAATAATGATGTATCAATTAGTAGGTAGTGAAAATTTTACAATTAAAACAATATAGGAATTATGAACAAATTAATTAAAATTCAATCAGAGTTAAAAGCTCCAAAGAATCAAAGAAATAACTTTGGTAAGTATAATTACAGAAGTTGTGAAGATATATTAGAAGCTGTAAAGCCATTACTTCTAAAGTATGAATGTAACCTAACTATTAGAGACGAAATACTAGAAGTAGGCGGTTTAGTATTTGTTAATTCAGAGTGCTACTTTTCAGATGGAGAAAACGAATTGCACGTATCCGCTCAAGCTGGTATTAATCCTGATCGTAAAGGAATGGATATAGCTCAATCATTCGGATCATCTTCAAGTTACGCAAGAAAGTACGCTTTAAACGGTTTATTTTTAATAGATGACACTAAAGATGCTGACGCTACAAACGATCATAAAACAGAGGTTAAAAAGCCTAAAGTATTTACATTAGAAGATATTGATAGAGCTATAACTTCAGGTAAACAAAAGGATGCTTTAAAACTTATTGAAAGTGGAGATTATACAGCTACTAAAGAATTAATTGAAAAACTTAAAAAATAGAATTATGATAGTATACAAAGAAATGGAGCAAAGGAGTAACGAATGGTTTAAACTAAGATTAGGAACTATTACGGGTACAAGATTAAAAGAAGTCTTTAAAAGTAATAACTTACCTTTAATAGATGAATTGATAGCAGAAGAGTTAACAGGTCTTACACCCCCACCTATTTACGTTAACGATGCTATGCAAAGAGGTATAGATTTAGAGCCTGTAGCTATGGAATTATATATTAAAGAAAAGTTTGTAGAAGTAGAAACTCCTGCATTTGTTAGACATTCAGATTTAGACTTTATAGGGTTTAGTCCTGATGGATTAGTTAAGCAAGATGATAAGTATGTAGGAGGTGTAGAAATTAAATGTCCTTCAAGTAAAAAACATATTGAGTACATTAGAATTAATAAGATACCTAATGAATATAAGTATCAAGTATTATCTTACTTTATTAATTGTGAAGATTTAGAATATGTAGACTTTATTAGTTATGATGATAGGGTTAAAATTAAGCCTTTGCATATTGTAAGAGTTACTAGGGATGAAATGCTAGTAGAATTACAAGATACTATAAAAGGTATTAATAAATTCAATGAAAAAAGAGCTAAGTACTTTAAACAAATTACTGAATAATGATTTGTAATTTTGAAAGTTTATTAGACGTAAAAGTATTTGATTTAAAAGTATTAGATTTAAAAGCTAATAAATCTACTGTAGAATTAACTAAAAAAAGTAATAGTAGAAGTGCTAAACAAAATAGAAGTTTGCATTTGTACTTTACTTTAATTTCGGATCAACTAAACGATATGGGATTAGAATTTAATTATCAAGGGTTGAAAGGTATGGATTTAAGTGTGAGACATACACCCGAAATAGTAAAAACTTTTATATGGAAGCCTATCCAGTACGCTATGTTTAATATAGAAAGCACTACTAAGATAAATACTATACAAATTAATGAGATATTAGACGTGTTAACGGTGTATTTTGGAGACAAAGGAATATTAATAGAGTTCCCTTCTTTAGAATCATTAGAAAATAAATTAAAATAAATATTTGCTAATAGTTGTTTGGTAAATATATTATAACGACATTTGAATTATCAATTAAAGTATAACAATTTAGATAAAAAAATTATGAAAGTATTAACAGCAGATCCATTTTCTAAAGAGACATTTGAAGCTAGAAAATTAATAGTACAAGCTCAAAAAAATTCATTGAAAATTCAAGACGTGCCAAGAGCAAAAGAACTACTAAATTTATTATGTATTTATTTTGAAATAGGTAAAGGTAATAACATTGAAAAAAGATTATATCATTTGTTATTCTCTAATTATGGCGATAAGTCACTAGAAAGATTATAATTAACAATAATAAAAACCCATAAACTTAATCAGGTTTTAAAATCGCATCTTATAAGTAGTTTTGTGGGTATCTGCTTTTGATGTTTAAATAGAATTATGAATATAACAAACGAAGATAATATGCAATTAATGGCACGTTATGAAGATAACCACTTTGATTTAGCTATTGTTGACCCACCTTATGGGATAGATATACATAAAATGAATTACACGCAATCTACTAAGGGAGGTGTAGCTAAAAGAAAAGACTACTCATCTGTTGGAGATTGGGATAGTAACACTCCTGATGATAAATATTTTAATGAGTTATTTAGAGTTAGCAAAAATCAAATTATTTGGGGTGGTAATTATTTTAATTTACCTCTTACAAAAAGCTGGTTAATATGGGATAAAAGAACACAAGATAAATACTCTAATGATTTTGCTGATTGTGAAATGGCTTGGAATAGCTTTAACAAACCTGCAAAGATATTTAGATGGCTATGGAGTGGAATGATGCAACAAGATATGAAAAATAAAGAAGTTAGATTTCACCCAACACAAAAACCAAAATCTTTGTACGAGTGGTTGTTAGATACATACGCTAAAGAGAATGATAAAATATTAGACACTCATTTAGGCTCAGGAAGTATAGCAATAGCTTGTCATAATAGAGGCTTTGACTTAACTGCCTGCGAATTAGACAAAGAGTATTATGATGCTGCTATGAAAAGATTAAATAATCATACTAATCAACAAAGATTATTCTAATGAAACAACACAACATATTCGGAGGGATAGACAATATAGATTCTACTGGAGAGATAATAAAAGAAAAAACAACTATGAAAAACACAAAAGAATTAACTAAATTAGCATTAATATCAGGCGTATATTTAGATTTTGTTAGTCATTTAAACGCTAATAATTTATGGAGTAAAAGAGTTAAGAATATGGGCAATAATTTAGCAGAAGAAATAGCTAAGTTTGATAATTTTGCTATGAAAGGAATAGACATTAAAACTTCTGAAGATTTTATGGGTGGTTATCAGTCTATTTGTAATTTGATAGATTTTAACTTAACTTTAAATAACGATCAATTAGAAGATTTTGATAAAGAATTAAACGAATTAATAAATAAATATAAATAAAAGAAAAATGGAATTAAAAGCAAAAGTAGTAAGCATTTTAGAAGTGCAAACTGGAGAAGGTAAGAATGGAGAATGGAAAAAAGGCGGTTATGTAGTAGAAACTGACGGAGACTATCCTAAGAAAGTAGCTATTGACTTATTCAATGATAAGTTAAATGATTGCCCTAAAGTTGGAGAAGTTGTTACATCTCATTTAAACATTGAAAGTAGAGAATTTAATGGTAAGTGGTATACTAATGTAGGAGCTTGGAAGATTGAAAAAGCGCAGCAAGTTGCTGCGCAAAACGAAACTCCAAAAGTAGATGAAGTTTCTCAAGATTTACCTTTTTAGTTACCGTTTTAATGACTATCTTTGTAATTATTAATTAACTAATTATGAAGACTTGTTTTAAATGTAATACAGATAAGCCTCATTCAGACTTTTATAAACATAAGGGAATGGGTGACGGCTATCTAGGTAAATGTAAGGTTTGTACTAAATCAGATTCTAAGAAAAGAGAAGATGAATTAAGAAAAAATCCTGAATGGGTAGAAAAAGAAAAGATAAGAGGTTTAGATAAATATAAAAGACTTTACAGGACTTCTGCTAAGCCTTATGAAAAAAAATCAAAAAGTAATATGAGCTACAAAGAAAAATATCCAGAAAAGTATGCTGCCGCTCTTAAGTCTCAAAGAATTGCTATAAAAATTAAAGGAAACCATAAGCATCATTGGAGTTATAACGAAAAACACTATAAAGACGTAATAGAGCTTACAGTAAAAGAACATTCATTGGTCCACAGATTTACTATTTACGATCAAGAAAGAATGATGTATAGAACTTTAGATGGTATTTTATTAGATACAAAAGAAGGTGCTATAAATTTTTATAATCAATTATTTTTAAAAACATTTTAAATTAAAACCATGAGAAAATTAACAAACTATATTATCATATGCGTAGCCTTTACAAGTTGCGTTCAAAAAGTAGATGTATTAGAATATAGTTGTACGAGTGTATTAACTTCTGTTAATGGTAATACTTGTACTGGAAACGACACTACTATCTATGAGCCTAGTATAAGCAATTACGAAGTCTTTAGCGATGATAAAGCGGGAATAGATTATATTGAAAGCTCTTGTAATAGTAGAGAATGGACAGAGACTAGCAGAATACCAACTAGTAGCAGTTGCGAATCTTTTAGTATAGAAAAGACTGAATCTGTTTTAACTAAATTAAACTAAATAAAACAATAGATATTAAATAATTATTTTATCTTTGTTATTCTTAAAGTAACATTATAGGAGGTGTAAGTTTCGTGACTGTTCTTACCCTCCTTAATTTTAAACAGTCACATTAAAAATAGTCACACATGGAAAACAAAAAATCTTTTGTGCTGTATTGCGATTTAATCCATACAGTAAAAAAACTACCAAACGACAAGGCTGGAGAATTATTTAAACATATATTAATGTATGTTAATGATGAAAAACCTAAAACAGATGACATCTTAATAGAGGTTGCATTTGAAGGTATTAAGCAATCTCTTAAGCGTGATTTACAAAAATACTTAAACATAGTAGATAGAAACAAATCTAACGGATCTAAAGGAGGTAGACCAAAGAAACCGAAAAAACCCACTGGGTTATTAGGTAACCCAAAGAAACCCAAAAAAGCCGATAGTGATAGTGTAAATGATAATGATAGTGTAAATGAGATTTATTCTATAAACGACATCTTAAAAGAGAAGGAAACCTTAAACGCCTTACTTAAAGTATTAAATATATCTA